ACATCTGCTGATTGTGCAAACTGTAAATCAAATACTTGTGCTGATGTATATGGTGTTGCAATTTCGTAAACCTTTGCTGCAGTACCACCTGATGTATATGTAGTATAGTTAGTAGAATCTACACCTGTAAGTTCAAAAGTTGTTGATGTTACATTACCAATAGTAAACCTTCTACCATTAACTTCTGTCATACCACCTACGCTGTTTATCCAAATATCGTCTCCATTAGAATATCCATGTGATGTTGATGTTGTTACAACTGCTGGATTTGCTTTTGTTATTCCTGTAATAGTTTTATCTGCCTCTGTTATTTGTCCTTGGTCTTTAAAAAATCTTATATAATTATTTCCAAATTCTAATATGTATGCTTGTTCGTCATTAAATTCAAAAGGTATAAGTCTTGTAGTCGCAGACGAATCTTTTACTTCACAAATAAATCTAGAGCCATATCTTCTTGTAGCTCCACCTTGCGGAAAAACAGTCATGTTTTCTAGTGTTTCTACACCATTAGAATATTTTTTAAAATCTACTTGACCTGCTAACTTAGGACTTAGTTCCCCTGCAGTAAAATTTGTTTGTATTGGATGTACTCTAGCCATTATTTCCTGAAGTCAGTAAATGTATCTGAAACCAGGTCGTCCATAAAACTTTCTTGCCCATCAATAGCCCTAGCTTCTTTAAGCTTTCTTATATACAATACTTCCATTTGCTCCTGTAATTTTGCACTATTTGTTACTGGATAGGCTAAATCTGCAGCTAAACGAGCTGTTAATGTATCTACAAATAAAGCATCAAATAGTGTTGGGTCTGTTATTTGTGCAATATACAAAATTCTAGCTGGACTTTCATCTGTTAATAATACTCTTCCTTGTCCTTCTAAGTGTTCTATTTTATAAATGTAATCTTGATACTCCATTTGTAATACTCTTAAACATAATGGACTTGTTGGTAATGCATATTGATAAGAATATTCAAATGCTGGTGTATCTGAAAGTTGAGCTAATGTTGCTCTTGTTATTGCAAAGTTCCAAGGATGCGCTCTTAAAACTAAATCTCTTGCTGGTGCATAAAATGCATTACATAATCTAGCTCTTTCTGTATCATCTGTAAGCGAAGTTATAGGGTCATCTCCTAATCTTCTTAAAGCATTTGCACATATTGAAACTTCTGTTGCCATAATATCCTCAGAGGGTAGCCGAAACTACCCCCTTATTGTTGTTTTTAGTCTACAACATATGTAACGATAACTGATACATCACCAGCTGCTGCTGTTGCTGCTACGTTAGAAATAGTTAAAGCTATTCTTAAAACCCCACCTGGGTCAGATGATAAACCACCATCTTCCCATGCAAAGTTAGAAACTGCATTAACATTTCTAGCTTCGAAAGCAACTTCAGCGCCACCTGTTTCTGCAGCTTGTAAAGTTGTTATAGCTGTTGCATAACAATCTTCATCAAGAACAGTACCATTCTCATAATATAGACCTACGTTGGCTGCCAATGTTGGTGAACCATTAGAATCTAAATCGTCATTGAATAGTTTGATTGATAATACTTTTGCATTAGATGGAATTTGTACCATCATTAATACATCATCATTATCAATGTCGCCTGTTCCAGCTGCTATCGTTCCACTTGCTACACGCATCCTGCCCTCTAAACTTCCTGTTTCTAGGAGTTCTCTAGGCGATGCGTCTAAAGCTGTAATTTCTACTGATTTAGCTGTTGCCATTTTTCTTTCCTCCTATTAACTCTCAGTACATTCAATCTCAACAACTTTTTCGTCTTCGATACGAGTTGCACCGATAGTCATTGACAAGAATACCTGTGTTGCATAATTTTTGTCTGCTCTTTCAGATATTTTTGTATTAATATCTTGGCCTAGAGCAAGCCCTATTGCTGATTGACAGAAAGCTAAACATAATCTATTGCTAGAAGCATTTGCATCTAATCTTTCTGTTCTAATGAAATTGAATCCCATATAAGTGTCAATCTCACCTTGTACTAGAGCTTTGATACTTGCATAGTCACCAGAAGTAATTTTTTCTAAAGCCAATAAATCAGATAATTGTTGTGAAGTAACAACTATATATCTAGGCTCTTCTGGGTCTACATCAGCAGCATCTAAGATTTCTTTTGCTTCTATAAGTTTTTCAAGTGTCATACCTGCAGAAGCATGCACAATTTTTTGTGCAGATGGTAAAGCTACTGTTGTACCACCACTAACACCACCAAAAGCGTTTCCGCTAGCAGCATCAATGATTGCATCATCCATTGCTCTTCCCATTGCCCAAGCTCCAGCTTGTGCATATTCTGATTGTGGAGAAATTAACATTCTGATTTTATCTTCATTGTCAATTAAATCTGCCCAATCGTAATCATCCATAGTAACTCGTCTTCTAGAGTGTGGTGTGTCTACTCTTGGAGTGTCACTATGTCTGGATGTTCTTTTTAGCGCAGCAGTTGAGCCAATTCTTTCAAAGTAATGCGATTTTCCGACAACTGTTTCTGTACGGACTGCATTTCTAAGTCTTGAACCTTTTTGCTGTGCCAAATGAAATACATTGCTTTTGTATTGTTCAACAAAAGCTGTAGTTATTTGTGTTGACATAACCTGTCCTCCTTTAAAAAAATAATGATGTTGCGGTTTTTATCCATAACGGGAAACCTAATTTTTAACGCCATCATGGCCACCACATCTGTTATCCTAACGGGCAGATTTTGGTATTTTAATTATAGCACAAGATAATTATTTTCCATAGACTTTTTCGTGCAATTGCCTCATTCTTTCTATTGCACTTCTATGGTCTTTGTGTCCAGCATTAAAATATGGATTACTTGGGTCTTGCATAATAGATTCTATTTCTGCTTTTGCATCCAATACTGATACAGCAATATTGTTGTTAGATGTGTTTTGTGCCATATCTTCTGTAACCTCTGAGCCAATGTTTGCAAGCATTTTTATAAATGCAGGATTATTTCCTAATTCTCCATTTACAGCTTCTTGCACTTCTTCATTGCCATATACTTGTAATGCTCTATGTGCTGCTCTTAAATTTTTATCGTACTCCACACCCCATTCTTTTTGAAGTGTAGTTTGTGCTTCTTCTCTACCAGAGTTTAATTCTGCAGCTTGATATTGTGCTGCATTTTCTATGTTGTTTACTTGATAGTCTATCAAAGCATTTACCTGCTCGTTGTTCAGACCTATCTTGTGTGCAACTTCTTTAAACTCCGTTACTTGATTTTCTTCAAAAAACTGTGAATGAGTTTCTGGTATTTGCACTTCATACCCACTAGCTTCTTCTGGTCGTCCTAGCTTAGTGTATAACTCTGCTTTCTCCTCATCATTTTTTGGTATAGGTATTCTACTACCTAATACTTTTTGTTGATGCACAACAGTTTTTGCAAGAGATTCAACATCTTTAAAATTTGCGAGTGTTGGGTCGCTTTGTAATTCTTGTGGCAAAGATGATTTCCAATCAGTTGCTGTTTGATTATCACTTATGCCAGACCCTAAAACAGAATCTCCTGACACTTCTGTTTGTGGGTTGTCTGCCACTTCTGTGGTCATTGTTTCGTCAGCCATTATTATTATCCTCCTTTAAAAGATTTAGTATTCTGACTATTACTGCTCTTTGCCCTTCCTTAAAAGCAGTTTCATAAGGGTCTTTACTAAAAGAACTCCTATGATAATAAGCTGAAAGTAAATCAGCTAAAACTCGCTCACCTTCTTTTGTACCGAAGGTAATCATGTAATCTTTTTTTTGTTGTTTTAAAGTATCGTCCATTATTCAGGTAATACGTCCGCTTGCATTATTTCTTCCATGTTAGGATTTTGTGTTGCTTCGTTCATAGCTTGTGCATTTGTTTTTGCAGTTTGTGCTTGTTGCGCTTGCATCATAGCTTCTGCTTGTGCTTGTTGTGCTGCTGCTCTTTCTTGTCTAATTTCTTCTACTTCGTCTTCGCTTCTTAATACAGTTTTAGGTACACCTAATAAATTAGCTCTAGTTCTAATTGCTACATCATGATTTATATTATCCATTATTGCAGGGTCTACTTGTCCTATATTCATAGCTAATTGATACAATCTTTCTACTGCTACTGCTTCTTCCATACGCTGTGACCTTGCTAGTGGCCCTACAAAATCTACATCTATTTGTTGGTCTTGTATTATTTCAGGTGCAGGTAAAAAACCTCCTCCTCTAAGCATAATACCAAAAACTCTTTCTATAAGTGGATTTAAAAACTCTGACTGGAATCTACCGAGTGTAGGACCTAATAGTCTTTGCATAAGTTCGTATCTTACTTGTACTTCTGTAGCTGTCATTTGTGGTCCTTCTTGTAATTGTAGTTGGTCAGAATAATATGCTTGTCTAATAGCTTGTCTAAGTTGGTTTTCTTTCATATCTGTTAATTGAAAATTAGAACCTATTTGTAGAGGCACGACTGCTTCTCTATCTCTTACAACAGTTATACCACCAGGTGTCATTCTTACTTTGCCTATAACACCATCATCACCAACAAGTAATGGTGGGTCAATAGCTTTTGACCATGCTTTTAGTCCTAGCTCTACAGCTTTGTTTAATGTTTTTATATCTGGTAATGCATTGAAAGATGGAGAACGACCATATGTTTCTCCAGTAGCTTTAGCCCATCTAGGTACAAGATATGGAAATTCATTATAGCCACCAGTTCTTACAATCATTTTATCTTGTTCGCAGATATGACATGAATGAAAAGGTAGCTTAGTGTTTGATTTGCCAAACATTCTTTCATAGTCTTCTAATGGTTCTACTGCATGAATAAAATCAAATTCTTTATCTGGTTTTTCTTTTGATGCCTTTATTACTTTTTCGCCTAAGTTATCTTCGCCAAACTCTTGCACTGCTTGTCGAGCTGATAATTTATATCTTCTATATAATGTGTCTACATAACCATCTACATTTTCTTGTATGTAATATTCTGAAATGTGTAAAGTTCTAAAATGTATAAGACTTTCTTGAAAACCTTTTGAACCTTCTTCTATAAATAATGCTGCTGTTCCTATAGAACATATATCTAAATATGCTTCGTGTACTTCTGAATTAAAATTAGTTTCGTTAAAGACGTCATACATTCTTTTAGCAGAATCTTCTAACCACATTTGCACATCTCTTTCGTCATTTAAAAAAGTATCTCTTAATCTAATATGAAACCATTGCAAAGATGGTGATGTTAGAGTTCCCTGCAAACTTGCTGCTAACAAATTGTTTGCAGTTATGGCTGTAGAATCAAACAAGACCTCAGTTCTTTTTTCACCAGGTGAACGAACAAAAGTAACATCTGCTTTACGTGGCATAACATAGTCTAATATTTCTTGCCACTGGTCTTCCCAGTTACCTCTGTCACCCTCCATACGAGCTATAGCTGATTTGTAATGTTTAAACTTATCCATAGAATCCGCCAAGCAAACTTTTAGAAGTTGTTGCTTCTTCTGTTAAACCCATGCCAGATGTTTTTATTAAGCTACCCATACCCATAGCTCTGCTTTTTCTAAACTTTGCTTGTTGTGCATCTAACTCTGCTTGTTTTCTAGCAGTTTCTCTTGCCTCAGCTCCGAAGTCAGGCATTTTAGGTTTTGGTGCGCCCATGATTAAATCTTTTACGCCACCCATTTACAGTCCTCCTTTTGCATACCATACAAAATAATATCTTTAAGTTTATCATGTTTTTTTACAAAATTCTTTAAATATCCTTCTTTTTTAAAACCAACGCCCTCAATTAGTCTTTGACTTCTTTTTTTGTCTGCATAGCAAGTAGCAGTTACTCGTTGACATTTTGCTTGATTAAATACATAATCAAACATTAATTTTATATATTTTCTTTTAACGTGTTTAGGTGAATCAGAAGCTATATGAACATAAATGTTATTACCATCGTAGTTGCAAAAAAGTATAACTCCTACTATGTTATCCCAGTCATCTAAGAAACCAATTGTAGTATATTCCTCAGTTTCTATTTCTGCTCTAGGTTGTAACCATTCATAAAATTTTTTACTCCATGCTTGGTCTAATATTGGTCTAATCATTATCCGCCTAATAAAGTTTTGCTAGTTGTTGCTGTATCTTCTACACCCTGTGTGCCTGTTAACAAAGTAGAACCTTGTCCATACTGTGACGCAAGTCTTTTTTGTGCTGAAACATCTGGTTGTTTCATAACCTCTTTTGGGTCTGGTGGTGTCATTTTTTTTGCTGACTTTTTACCAAAACCAAAAACATCGCTTAATGTTTTACCTGCAACAGAACCTATTATGCTAGTAAGAACAGATGCTGGACTTCCCATTATGCCCTCCTCGTTTTTTTAGCAGTCTTTGCTGCTCTTTTAAAATTAGCTGCAGTTGGTGCGCCTTTAGCTCCAGGCTTCCTCATTTTCTCACCACTACCAGCTTGTATTCTTTTACGTTTTTTATGTATGTTTGCATACAATCCTGGTTTAGCCATTATGCTTTGCTCCTTTTATTTTTTTTAGCTGCAGCAATAATGTCACCTCTTGTTACTTTTTTTTTATTACCATACATACCTGCTAATTTTGAAGTACCTTTTTTAGCACCAGCCATCTTTGTTTTTTTTGGTGGCCTGCCTTTTTTACTTCCATATGTTCCTTTTCCCATTGGCATAATAATACTCTCCTTTATGCTTTTTTATTTGCATTAGCAAATTTTTTTGCGGCTGCTTTACTACCAAAACCCCACTTTCTTAATGCTAATGCTAATCTTGTTGGTTTACCTTTCTTGTCTTTCATTGCTCCAGCCATACCCCCAAACCTAGCAGCAAAACTAATACGTCTAGGATTCTTACCTTTGCTAACTGCTGGTTTTAAATTAGAGCCATCTTTTCTTTTAAAGTATTTTCTGCCTGCTGGTGTAAGACCACCTGATTCGCTTTTATGTTCTTTTCTCATGTGAATATACTAAACTCTGTTTCTGCTTCTATGTATTGTGGTTCAAAATTTTTAAGTCTTGCATGACGCAAAGACATAACACAATATCTCATTGCAGATATAACATCATCATTTATTGGAACTATCTTTCCGTCTTTACGATGATACATTCGCAATTCTTGTAATAGTTTATCTTGATTTCTAAAAATTTTCAATCGTTTTGTCTGCATACGAGTATACATTTCTTGTATACCAGCTTCTACTGAGTTACCACCTGTGCCTTCTCGTTGACCTCTTGATGGTGGATTAGAAAAATGATTACGTGTCATGTAAACACCTTCTGCTCTGTACTGCTCTGTAAGTGATTTACCAGAACCTTTATCAGCTTGTCTACCATCCATAGGCCAGATTACAGGAATCCAAGTACCTCTTGCTTTAATTGCACTTGCGTGCATTGGTACAGCTTCTTGTCGCATAGCATAAGTATCGTAAATATACACAATGTCCGCATCTCTATCCCATGCCAACCATACTGCAGCTGTCGGATGATTCCAACCAAAATCTATACCACATAATCTTGGCCAGTAAGTTGGTATTTCTATTGGGTCACATACTACATCATCTTCTGCTATAGGGAATACAAGACCAGAACCTAATTGTGGTATACCTTGTTCTCTCATCTTTCTTTCGTGTGGTGGCAATGCAGAAAGTATCTGCTCTCTTACCTCTGGTGTCATATGCGGTGCATCATCCCATCCAGCTTGTAGTAAAGATTGACCAGGTCTAAGGTCGTTAACAAACTGTGCCACTGTTTCTGTCATACCAGATTCTGGTGTAAAGGTCATATATACCATGCCACCTCTGTCTGCAGTCCTTGTTAGTGCTTGAGAATAGATAGCAGCTGGTGGTTCTTCATCTAGCCATACAACATCTACAGCTTCTCCCATCCATTTTTCTCTACCCATCTCATATGCTTTAAATGCTAACCTTGACCACCCCCCAGTTACGTGTTTAACAACCAAAGAATTATGTGCATTTGGCACACCTGGTTTTCTGGTAGTTTCTCCTATGTCTTGTAGCGGTATAGAGCCAGTTCCTTTAGCAGAGGGGTCATCTGGTTGCCCTACTAGCTCTTTTTGGCAGATATCTCTGGTAGTTTCGTTAGATGCACCACCTGCCCAGGCTCTGATTGGTTTAGTAAACTTACGACCCTCCCACCATTCTGGGTACTTACCAGTTAAATGGTAGGCCATTTCCATTGCACCACAAAAAGACTTACCTATTCTGTTACCAGCCATAAGTAATCTCTGAGATGCTACTGTATTATGGAACTTAATTTGGTATTCATACGGCTCATAGTGCTTTAATCTGTTAGTAAGCTTCCTATGCTCTAATTCTTTAGCAATTTCTACAGCCCTTTCCAGCGCATCACTCATAAATCTTAACCTTAGTTAATATCTTCATCTTTTACTGCAGCTAGTTGCAAAGAACCCATTATATTTCTAAGTTCTGCTTGCAATTCCTCGTCAGTTTTTCTACCAGTTACATCTTCAATCTTAGTTGTAGTCTGATATCCAGTTCTATCCAAGATAGAATTGATTGCACCAAGCTTTGTACTTGCGTTAACTGCTGGGTCTACTACTAATTGTTGCAATTTTTCTATCGCAACTGGTACTGCACCATTTAAAAGCTTTCTAGTAGCATCCTCAATCTCTGCAGAAAGCTTATTTTTAAGCTCATATCCCTGCTGTTGAGCCGTTGCTGGAGAGTAACCTGCCTTAATTGCAGCCTCTGTAGCATTACCTTTTTCGCTAAAGTGCCTAACGAACTCTTTTTGCTTGTCTGTCAATAGTTTTCTCATATACTTTATAGTCTAAACTAAAGTATCTTGCTGTCAATAACAGGTTAATATTCCCATTTTTCCCTCCGCTGTGTGGAGTAATCCATGTTGTATATCACAGGAATATTTTTTGGGGGGGACGGCTCTGATGGTAGGAAGTGATGTGTGTGTGTGGGTGTGAAAGGGTTTTTGAGGTGGTATTTTTGTATACCTTATATAGTATGATAGTGCATTTTAAAGCTAGATTCTTTAAAGGTTAAAGCTCCGGCAATATGATAGTAGCAAGTCGGTAATGTAATGTCAAGACTTCTTAAAGCTCAAATCTTACACACCTGCTAATTGATTTGTCAATCTTGTTTTCTCAGCTCTTAGATTCTTTAAAGCTTTTGGACTGGAAGCTCTTGGAGTATCTAAGTGCTTTTGAATAACTTTACTAACAAACTTTAATCTTTCGGTTGCAAACCAAATATCTACATCTGTCATCTTCATATTCTTTACCTCCATTATCATGTTAACATATGTTAATATCTATGTAAATAGTATATTTTTAGTAAGTAGTTACTGTTTAATTACTAGTATATATTTAGTTAATAGTATCTTTTAAATACTGGTTTATTTTAAGTAAATAGTTGACTTAGGTTAATAGATTTGTTAATATAAATATGAGTAAAAAAAATAAGGGAGGTAGAAGATATGCCTAGACCAATAGACTTAGGAATTGAAGCAATCGGAGCAATTGAATTCGACAATTATGTTCGTGTTCAATATTCTGGTCTTTATAATATGCATTCGCAAGAAGCTCGTGAAGATGCTGAATTATCAAAAGATGAGCATTTTACTATTATAAAACATTATGCAGAATTAGCCGAACAGTATTCTGATACGATTGAATTTTATGAAAATGAATATTAGCAGTTAGCCTCCGTAAATGCTAAGTTAACTGCTGTCCAGACCTTAGCAAGTCTTAAAACTGCTAATTTTTTAAGGGAGGATTACAATGGTTAAAAAACAACTATCAAACAAAATCAACACAGTCATAGCCGACAACATTGATGACATTTCGGTCAATGATTTAAGTATGATTGTTTACTACCATCATTATTATAATCAAAAAGATTTTATTGATACAGATTTCACAGATTTATGCAGAAAAAGAATTAACGAAATTCTAAAAGATTATAATTTACAGATATTTAATATAGCCAATGTTATGGAGGAAGTTGGTAATGTCTAAAGAATTAAAAGCAATTATAAAAGTTAATTTTCAAGAAAGTTCTATGATATCAAATGCTTTGTTGCAATTTGAAAATTCTATTAAAACTAAATACACACCTAGCCCAGACCATATTCAAGCGATACAAAAGTTAAGAAAATATGTTCACAGGGTTAATGAAAAACTTTACAATAAATTAAGGGAGGAAGATAATGAGCGATAATATTGAATGGTCTATGTCTATGAAGTTTTATAGTAGAACAAGCGAAAACGGATTAGATAAAGACTTTTATGTTTTTGAAGGCGAAATATTAGATGAGAATACTTTACAAGCAGTAAAGGAAGCAGTCTTAAAAGCCATGATGAATAGAGAAAAAGAAAAAAAAGAGAGAGGTTATTAATATGAGTAATCATTGGACAGAAGCTTGGTTAGAGCAACGAGCTGAGTACTATGTTGAGCAAGGATTAGATTTTAAAGATGCTTGTATTCAAGCTAGGGAAGACCTTTTTATGGAGGATGATGATTCATGGAGAGAGTACGATATTGATGAGGGGGATTTAGATGATGAGTAAAATATTTGTAGAAGATACTTGGGGGATAATTGAAACGAATTTAAAGGGTTATAAAGATTTAGACTTTAATCTATATACCGAAGATAATGAAGTATATATAACCTTTTATGGCAATAAAAATCAAAAGGTAAATATAAACGACTGTAAAGGACATTATAAGCTAGTAAAGATACATGGTGGCTCAGATGATTTTGAAGAGCCATTAGATTACATGGAGGGAAGGTAATGAGTATTAAAGAAATAAAAGAAGATGTTCGTTTAGAGCTACAAGAAATGGATATTGAGCAAATCCTTAGCGAGCTTAAAACCTTTAAACTAAAAGAGCATACTGAAGAATGGGTTATTGATTGGCTCATGGAATATTTATTAGATGAGGTAAATAGGACGGAACTTACAGAAGGCATATGCGAAACTAATGATGACTTTATTATGTTTGGCAGAAAAGAATTTGCTGAATGTGTATTAAGTAGATTGAAAATAGATTTCGGAGTGGAGGTAATGTGAGATATCCATTGGAGGTTTATGCTGTGAAAAAGAAATCTAGAATCTTTGATACGACTACACCACTTTCTTGGAAGAAATATTTTACATTAATAGTAGTTATAGGTTTAGCAAATGCTGTTATAATGTTTATATTGGAGGTGTTTGGAATTAATGTGCGATAAATGTTTTGCTTTGTATGAGAAATTTGAGCAGATGTATTTAGCATTAGGTTTTAGTGATACATTTGCTAAGCTTGAAGCTATTGCCCATGTTGCTCTTTCTCAGAACGATAATAAGTAATAGTATTTTTTATTATATCTTGTATGTTTTGGTAAGTTGGATAAAACTCTTCAAACCTATTGTCTATACTTACCTCAACATTCTTTACAAGTTGCCAACTAACATTAACATCTTTTATTTTATTATAAATCTTTTTAAATATTATCTCTTTATCATATGGAGCTAAAGAGCCATCTTTCTGTACTACTACTAAATCATATTTCATTGCAATCCTCACATAAACCACCACAACATTCAGCTAATTTTAAAACTTCTTTGAGCAACTCTCGCTGTGTTCCCCACTTTGCTTCAAATTCTTTTTTGCTGTGATGAAAAGCTTCTTTCCCTAATCTATGATGAGCAACACACAAAGGAATAACTTCAAAGTGACTAGACCTTTTGCCCATGCCAGTCATATCTCTTATGTGATGTAACTCAGCATCTACAAACATATGACCTTGTTTCCTGCATATAATACACCCAAGTCGAGCAATCTTGTCCATGTGTTTTTTCTCTTTGACTGTGTGCTTCATAGGGGAAATATTATTGTAACACAGATGACTAAATGTTGTAAGCTTTTTTCTCTTGATTTTGGTTAAAAGATTGTACTTTAATTAACTCTAAGTTTATTTCTACACATCTCTTTTGCCATTTTAACTCAGCTTCAATCTGTGTAGCATCTGCAAGTGCTTTAATATGTGCTGTATATCGCTCATCTGCATATGCATGAGCTTCTTGTTGAGCTACACTATTTGGTTTGCCAGTTGGTCCGAGTTGATATTCTTTCATAAGACTAGCTCTTAATATCTTTTTACTTTCTTCAAGTTGCACAAGATTCTTTAAAGCAACACTATGCTCATGACCTAACTTTCTAAGCTTGTTAATCTCAAACTCTTTATGTACTTCGTTCATTGTTACCTCCAATCATATTTTGTATTTTAATTTTAGATTTGTGTCGTTTTATATTGTGATGTTTTATATACCCTTCAACATCTTTTGTTGGTCTTACAGGCAGTATATTTTTTTTAAAATTAGGAAAGTGTTTAAATTTATTTTTAAACAAATGACTTGCCCATCCATCAAGATAGCCTCTTTGTCTTGCATAGAAAAGTAATCCTGCATAAAAAGTTTCTTTGTCTGCAACTGTTGGCTCGTTCTTTTTTTTCTTTAACTCAACAAGTCTGCCTTGTGCAATCAACAACTCAGTGTCTTTTTTAGTAGGTTTAGAGCCACAATTAGGACATTCTGGGCTGTCTGCAGTAGGTTTATATACAAAATCACATTGCACACAGGTAAATGGTTGTTTTTCTATTGGTTGTGGTTCTTTTCTTTCTTTACTAACATTAGTCGTTACATCTAATGTCCATTGAGGTGGCTCATCAGGAAAGCCATGTTCATAAACAGCACCACTATGGTCTATAATTAATGTATCTTTCTTGCCATCATCTGGTCTAAGACTTCTACCTACCATCTGCAGATACAACCCATAACTTTTAGTAGGTCTTGCTAATATAACACAGGATATTTTAGGTTCATCCCATCCTTCTGTTAATACTTGACAGTTAGCTAAGACCTTAATCCTACCATCTTTTATCATAGCTAATTGTCTTTCTCTTTCTATTTCTGGCATTTTACCATCTATGTGACCAGCAGGTATGCCACTGTCATTAAACATCTTAGCTATTTTTTTACTATGGTTTATTGATGTAGCAAATGCAACAGTAGGTCTGTCTTGACCATACATTATCCAATGGTTTACAATGTCACCTATTAGTTTAGGTGTGTTCATTCTTTTGTCTAGCCTACCTTTTTCATAATCACCTGCTAATACTTTTAGTCCTTTTAAATCTGGCATTGTTGGTGCATAGATTCTACTAGGAACAAGATAGCCTTCTTCTGTCAAATCTTTTATATTGCTGCACTCTATAAGACCTTGATAGATATCACCTAATCCTTTACCATCTGCTCTACATGGTGTTGCAGTTAGACCTATGACATGAGCTTCTGGATATTCTTCTATCATTTTTTGAAAAGTAAATGATGCAGACCTGTGTGCTTCATCAAAAATAATCAAATCTGCATCTGGTCTATCAAAATCAAAATTATCTTTTCTTGCAGTATAAGTTTGTATTGATACAACTTGCACATCAGCATCTGGTGTAGCTGCTTTGTCTGCCATTATGACACCATGTCTAACACCAAAATTAAAAAGCTTGTTACTACATTGCATAATTAATTCTCTTCTATGTGCAACAAAGACACACTTCTTACCATTCTCTATTACTTTGCGAATAATATCTGCAGCAATCACAGTTTTACCAGAACCTGTTGGTGCAACTAACAGAACCTTTTTTCTTTTGGTAAATGATTCTCTTATATCATCTATTACTTTTGTTTGATAAGGACGTAACTGGTGCATATCTACTCCATATATCGTTAAGTTGAAATATAGCTTCTTTAGGATTTTCTGGTGGATTACAAGCTCTTGCAAACTCTAATGCCTCACCTCTTGCATACTCGTATGATTCACCACGAAGTCTTATGCCTATCAACATTCTAATTAATCGTTCATGCCTGTCGCCTTCTGATGCTCCATAGTTTGTACTGCCACTATATTTAGATTCATAACTTGTAAAATTTATTACTTTTGGTTTAGGTCTTTGTAATTTTAAACCATTTTTTATTTCTTCTTTGGTGTATGGTTTTATCTTATAAGTGCTAACAATTTTTATTGGATAAGGTTTGTTCTTGTTGTGAAAAAATCCAGCAACTCTCATCACTCTAGGTAAATCTTTTACTTTTTCATCCCCCCCAAATTTTTCTGCTAGTGCTTGTTGGTAAAGTGTAAAACTTTCCAGTGGCATATCTGACACTAACCAATAACAATGATATTTATCTGGACTTGTGTTCACTATTAAGTGAGGGAGTAAAGTAAACTTTTCAGGTAAGGGAGAACCATCAAGGTCTACAAATACCGCCCTCACTTTTTTTATGTGCTTTGTTGTTCTACCTAGGAGGTCTGTCTCATTGACAGTAAAGAACACACCTGCACCCTGTTTATTTAAATCAGCTAACTCATGGAAGTGTTGCTTTATTGTTCCATGTAGTTGTTTTATAACTTTTTTATTTTTACCTTTGTCACAAAAAGTTTGAAATGTATGTTCTGGTCCAAACATTTCTAAGAACTCGTAGTAGGTAGAGCAATTAGTGTAATAGGGTACTCCATTAAAACTATTACTCATTGCTCCACCTTGCTATTGCACCCTTCTTGCCTGCTTTTGATTTTGCTTTTCTATATTTTTTTTGCACACTTCTTTCCTCATCTGCTTGTATGCAACGAAGATAGCCATTATCTTCTATAAACATTGGTGCTATCTTAGGCCACATTTTTTTTATTTTATCTAAACTACAATTACACATTCTTGCAAGGACTTCATAATCAAATTTTATTTGGTAACCTCTCCAGCAATGACACAACAATAAAATGTATGCACCCTGTTCTTCTAACGACATCGTTAGCCTTAGAGGTTCACTAATCCAATCAGCAGCATAGAATTGAAAAGCTGGTGATTGCTCATGCTTTGTACTCTTTCTCATTAGTTCTCCCTTAATTAAGTATTGTTAATATAATACCAAAGTTAATATGCTTGTCAAATACACTATACTACTAAGGTATATATATCTTGTAAGAAGATGTAAACGAAGACGAAGACGAAGACGAAGAGCTATATTTTGCCATTGGCAAAAGTATGGCACTGCTATGGCACTGTTATAGCACTGCTATAATATGTGTCATACGATTAGCTAGTGTTTATGCAGGTTAGAGGCGGAGAGCTTAGTGTAAAGGTTTTTATTGAGCTTATAATGCTCTCCGCTTTAATTTTTTTTTGAAATTTCGAAATTTAAATCAGGTCTAATATAATCAATGGCATAGTCACCTAACATAGCTATTTGATATGCTCTAAGTGCGGGTACTACTTCCCATTTAGATACTGCTGGATGAGATATATTCAATAATTTTGATAAATTTCGTCCACCATATTTTGCCACTATTTCGTTTCGTCTTTGTTTTGCAAGTTCGTACTTTTCTTCCATGTAGATACTATACCTGTAGCTTAACTATTGTCAACTTACTTGACTTAACATATATTCACAGTTAACATTACTTAATCAAATATAAAAGGAGTAAATTATGGCAGGATTAATTGCTACTGCAGGTGAAACTAAATCTAGTTCATTTAAAGAATTAGACCCAGGTTTGTACTCTGCAAGATGTATTAGGGTTATAGACCTTGGTACACAAAAGAATGAATATCAAGGAAATGTTAAATGGCAAAGACAAGTCCTTGTAGTGTGGGAAGTACCATCACAATTACATGAGGGAACACCTATGACTATTAGTAAGTTTTATACACTAAGCTTGTTTGAAAAAGCAAAGTTAGCACAAGACTTAACATCTTGGAGAGGTAAACCATTTACTGAAACTGAGAAGCAAGGTTTTGATATATCAAAATTGCTAGGTGTAGGATGTACTCTAAATGTAATACAAAACGAAAGAGGTAAAATAGTTGTGCATAACATTATGCCGCTTAACGATACGATAGAAGAACAATTTCATCCATCAATGTTCTTTTCTGTAGATGAATATTTAAATGGCAATGAAGATGTTTTTGATGAATTGTCAGATGGTATTAGAAATATTGTTTTAAGAGCGCAAGAGTTACAAGATAGAAGTCCAGATAGGGGAGATGGTGGCAATGGTGCAGCGGAAGAGGTAGTGCCATTTTAATTGTCGACCCTATTATAGAAGAAGTCGCTATAGAAACAGACGGCCGTAGAGTTAGACAGTATGGAGATAAATATATGAACTTAACAAACAAATCTAACTTGCCAGAAGTTATTATGCAAGCAGTGCAAAATGATTCTTATACGAGTAGTGAAAGTGATATAAGTGTTACAAGCTTAATAAAACCTGCTCGTATTCGTGCATTAGAAAAACAACACAAAGAATATATAGAGCAAGATGTGTCTGACTTAATTTTTACTTTGCTTGGCCAATCAGTTCATTCTGTAATAGAAAGAGCCGTAACTGAAAACGATATTGCAGAAATGAGATTGTTTTACGAAGGCCCAGAAACTAACGATTGGACTATGAGTGGTCAATTTGATTATCTTACAGGCAAAGGTGAGCTTATTGATTTTAAAGTTACATCAGCTTGGACTGCATTAGATGCTTTGCAAAATGGTAAAACAGAATGGGAACAGCAACTAAACATTTTAGATTTTTTATGCTATCATAACCCGAAGTTATTGCAAAACAAAAAAAACAAACTTATAGAAGTGCAATCATTGTCTATCATGGCTATACTAAGAGATTGGTCTAAGCTACGAGTTATGCAGTCAGATAACTACCCTAGACAACAGGTTGTAATGATACCTATAAGAAGGTGGACACATGAAGAACAAGCATTATTTATTAAAGAAAGAATCAAAATACATCAAGAAGCTGCAAAAGCTGAAGAATATCCTCTTTGCACACCACAAGAAAGATGGCGCAAAGAAGATTCATTTGCAATAATGAAAACTAATCGTAAGTCTGCACTGCGTGTATTACCTACGAGAGAACAAGCTAATCAATATCTAAAAGATAAAGGTTTGCAAGACAGTAAAGAAATTACTATAATACATAGAAAAGGAGAGGATGTACGATGTCAAAACTATTGTCCTGTTAGTCAGTTCTGTAGTTATTACATGGATACTAAGACAGCATTTTAAAGAAGATTGGTCGGTAGTGCCACTCTCGTTTGCTTTCTTCGTTGCCAATCTTATATTATATTGTAACATGAAAGATGAAAAAATAACCAGGCCTTTTGTAGCAACCAAAGACAGAATGGTGCGTAAACTTTTGCAACGAATGTCAGAAAGGTCAAATGAAGGACTGATAAAATATAAAATAGAGATGGACCATGCTAAAAAACCATTTAACGAATGGGTTGATGATGTCCAAGAAGAGTTATGGGATGCAATCGTTTACTTAGAAAAAGTAAGAGCAGTGTTGAAAAAAGCAAAGATTATATAAAAGCATATAATCCAAAATATAAAATTAAAAATTATGTGCAAGAAGCACCAGTTGGTTCTGTTGTAGAAATAGATGGATATGAATATTATTATTGTCCAACTTGCAAAGGACCACTAAAAGTTATTTTGCATAACAACCAAGAATATGTTTATTGTACTAACGAATGTTTTGAAAACGATTACGACAAGCCTGTTGATTAATGTGGATAACTTATGTTATTATTAAAGTGTGTATAAAAGAATACTAGTCATCAGTGACTTACATATTCCGTATCACCATAAAGATGCTTTTGCATTTCTTAAAGAAATTAAAAAACAATTTAAGCCAGATTTTATTGTTAACATTGGCGACCTATTAGATTTTCATGCTATGTCTATGCACGACCATGACCCTGACTTGCCTAGTCCTGGTGATGAACTTGCTAAAGCAAAAGAGTATGTGCATGAATTGGAAAACATTTTTCCAAAAGTAATAGAAGTAGAATCTAATCATAGTTCTATGGTATATCGTAGGGCATTGAAATCTGGTATGAGTCGTATGTTTCTTAGAACTTATGGTGAGTTTTTAGGTACAAAGAAATGGACTTGGCAAGATGATTTAACTATTACTTTACCTAACAAACAAAGGTGTTTCTTTACACATGGCAGGGCAGCAGATGTCTTAAAGGTATCACAAACTATGGGAATGAATGCAGTACAAGGACACTATCACACTAAATTTTTAATATCATGGTGGGCAAACCCTGACAATTTATTTTGGGGTATGAGTGTAGGATGTCTTATAAATCAAAAAAGCCTAGCATTTGCCTATGCTAAAAATTTTAAAACTAGATTCATACTAGGCTGTGGTATGATTATAGATGGAATACCTAAACTGTTTCCTATGGTTCTTGATAATAAAGGAAACTGGATAGGCAAGTTAGTTTAAATCCAATATAGTAAATAAGAATAAGCTCCAAAAATTGCAACTACATATAGTTTTTGGATAACAGAAAAACCTTTCCATGCTGCTTTCACAGATTTCCAGAAATGTTTTTTAAGTGCATCTCCAATAACTTCTGCTGCATCTTCAGAAAATTCTTTTAACTCTTCTTTAATCTTCTCTTTATCTAAAGCCATGATACCTCCTTAATTTTTTAGTGGGTTTTGTATTGTAATCTTGAATTCATTAAGGCTAGATTCTAATACTGCTACTCTTTTTTCTAACACAGCTATTTCTTTCTGCATACTTTTAACAGTTTTAGTATTAGTAGATTGTTCTAGTTCGTCAAGTCTATTATTAAATACACCCCAGGCATAAAATCCTCCACCTATAGTAGTCACGATACCTACAAGGGCTATGTATTTTTTAAGTGTTTCCATTATATCCATCAGTAACCTCTTAGCTGTCTTAATTCTCTTTCAGCCATTTGTCTTTTTATTGTAGCATCTCTAAGTTTTTCCTGATACTTTCTTACAGGGTCATTCATAGATATAGCTACAAATTTTGTACTATCATTATAAATCTTTTTACTGTACTCATCAAGTGTCCTAAAATCCTCATAAGTATTACCTTCATATATCTTTCTATTGTCTGTGTAGCTTTTATTGTAGCTAGACAAATCAACTTGTTGTGCCTCTATTAGTTGCGCACCCATTATATTTGTAGCTGCAAGTTGTTTGTCTATAGCTTTTATTTTAACTGCTACCTGTGTCTGCACATCTTGGACATCTACTGCCACTTGCTCGTTACTAGATGGTTCACTCTCAAGTTGCTGTCCATCTGTCGCCACAAAGGTTTCTTCAGTTTGTTTAGGTTCGTCTTCCATGACCTCCTCCAAGGTGTCATCTTGTATTGCGACTGTGCTATCAATCTCTTTATCCTCTTGTTCCTTTGGCTCTTCAACAATTTCTGGTCCTCCAAATGCTTGTAAGATTTCTACTTCCTCAAACTCTTTGTCAAATTCTTCTGTAGTTTCTTCTAATATAAACATTTCTGTGTCCTCTTTCAAGAACATAAAATCATCTAATTTAAATTCTTCTACAACATAATCCATCTTGTATTCTTCCTCCAATGTATCTTTCCACTTTGTGTCTAACTCTATGGGTTCTGGTTTTGTAAAGTTTTCATAATAGCTTACTGTAAGGCTAGGATTTTTCAAATCAGCAGCATTGTGATATGGACTACCAGTTGATTCGTTAAACTCAAACCTAGCTGTTATTTTGTAGTCTTGCTGACTGTTTCCACCCACAATAATAGTATCAGTATAAGTATCATAAGTACAACCATTATAATTAATGCAGTCTCCAGAGATTTGTCTTTGCTGAGTAATACTAATCCCATTGTCATTTACCAATGTTTGTTTCATTATAACATTCTGTTCTGTTGTATTCCAAAACCAAATGTCAGCTCCTAATGTAGAACTGAATCCACCATTGATTTCTTCTTTTGTTAAATAGTCATTAAGGTTTATAGATGATTCCACATACTTGCCATCTATACCAGCAATTGTGTCATCACCATGTCTACTTGTTTGATTTGTTCCTGTCCAAGAACCATCTGTAAAGTTCGGACTTAGTAAGTTGTCTGTTGTCTGGTCGTATGCTTGAACTGCCCATGCTATCAAGAATAGTATTAAGGACAAGTATAAACATTTAATCATCATCTCCATACAAGTCGTATTGTGTGTCTATAGGAACAAATTGTTTTTTGTTATCTATAGCTGCTCTCCTTTTTAATTTTTCTACATACTTATCATAGTCTGGTCTCTCTATATCATACTTCTTCCATTGTGCTTTAGCTGCCTCTGCTATTTGGCCTTCAAACGGGCAAGGAGTTCCAGCGTGTTCCATAGCACTAAACACTCTATCGTCCTGACAGAGAATTGCGATTGATGCAACTCGCATATTAAAATCGTATAAGAGCTTTGATAGTTTCATCCTTTCACAATTCTCGTCAGTTACATATGTACCACCAGCTACCCCAAATCCTGTTACTTGCACACCACCACTAACTCCTACTACACATAGGTCTTGTGAATAAGAACTCATTGAAGGTGCTATTGCAGAGCCTACAGGTATTTTCTGAGTTTCTGTAGAATTGGTAGTCGTGTTAGTAGTTGTATTACTTTGACCACCGCTATATGAATTAGTAGTAGTGGAAGTATAACCACCAGAAATGGAAGTATTAGAACCACTTGTATTAGTTTGTGTAGAAGTGCTGTTATCATCTGCATGAGCTATCCACCCGTACAACCAGGCACACGTACCCAGTATAATTAAAATTATTGACAGTATTCTCATTTCTTGCCAAACATACCTGCTGCTGGTTTAAGTCCATATATAGCTCCGAAGATACCTATGAGTAACCATTGATACCATTGTGGTAATCCGTTAAAATATGCAAAGAATAAATCTAGTTTACCTTTCATATCTGCATCCCCAAAAAATACTGCATATGCCAGTACCAAGATTGGTAGTGATACAATCACGAGAACAAACTCGTCTTTCCATCCATTATTATTATCTGCTCTTACTTGTGCTTGATATTCTATTTCACCTTGTGCCATGCGATACATATGGTTTCTTTCTGCCATAGCTTCAAAGCGTTTTGTTTCTTGTCTTTGTTGAAAAACATTTACTGCTGTAGATATTACACTTCCGAATATTCCAAACATTATAAACCTCTCAACATTAATTCTCTAATTACAATAATCATTTGTGTACCTGCAATAACGGCTACAGTCCATAAAACTTTTTTAATTGCTGCTACATCATTCTCTATATGTTTTAAATGATTTTTCTCTATGGTTTCTATCGACTTCTGTATAAGACGCATATCACCTTTGATACGCTCCATCTCTACAGTAAGCTCGTTATTGGACATCATATTTGGCATCACATTCCTCACAAACATCTTCACAATCACAATCAGGATATTCTACTTCTTCACCTTCTATGTCTTCTTCTGGCTCAGTTATGCGTAATGCATCTTCTATTTCTAACAAACGAGTTTCTATGTCTTCTAATCTTTCTAATATATTATCGATAACACTCATTAGTTTGTTCTCCTGTATATATAAAATTCATATTCTCCACTAGTATATAGTGTACCTGTATCTGTAAAACCAAGCGAGTTTTTACACCATGCTTGTACTAAAGTGTTGGATTTAGGTGGCTCACACAGGGTTATAGGGATATTCCAACTATCTCTAAACCAGTTCATAAGGTTAATAGTAGCTGTTGTATGTGCTGTGCCAGAGTTATCCCCTGTTACACATCCTATAGACACTGCGTCTACATCTAATGTATATCCTGTTCCTTTAAAATTTTCACCAGCTCTGTGTATACTGTAATGCCATACCATAGGTATAGTTGAATCATATACAACTGTTAAATTGTTACACTCATCGGCAGCTTTAAGTCCAGGAAAATAACTAACTGTTTTAAATAAATCATAAGCTGTTTGTGCTTCGTCTGTTGTAATATGGTGTGGGTCTGCATCATTCATACAAGTATGATTTTCTGGACAAGTTTCCATGTCACAATTAATAACTCTTTGTATTATTCCATTTTCAGTTACTGCACATTTTCTCATTAATTCCACTCCACATAAACAAATCCACCTTCACCAGGTGTACCATCAGGTGAGCCATTACCACCAGAACCACCAGCTCCACCTGAACCTATGGTTACTGTATAACTTGCGCCATCTCCTTCAAAGGCAGAGAAAGTTTTTTTGGCAAAGCCACCGCCGCCGCCACCTGCGCCACCAGCTGGTGCTGAACCAGTACCTGCTCCACCTGCTCCCCCACCACCTCGTGATGAGTTATAACCAGTTTCACCTGTACCACCTGGGTCGCCACCTGCTCCAGGAGCATAAGTAGGTATTCCAGCTAAACCATCGCCACCAGCAGAACCAGTAGTGTTTGTATCTCCACCACTTGCAGTTCCACCTGCACCACCAGGAGCAGCACCCCCAGTTGCACCTGTACCAGCACCACCACCATTACCTTGTATAGTTGTAATGCCAGATTTAGCTACACTTGATGCCGTTCCTGCAAAGCCATCATTACCATCAGCTGGAAATTTAATATCACCATACCTACCTTCTCCACCACCCCCACCTGCTCCGTATACACGGAAGATAAGGTTGTTGTAGTAGACACCAGTTTGTAGTGTGAATGTTCCGTTAGCTGTAAATGATTGGTTTCCAGGTGTTACATTTGGTATACCTGCAGCTGCTCGTTGGCCAAAGCCACTTGCACTTGCTGAGCCTATTGAACCTATTATTGGCATTATGCGTATTGTGTTTGAGCTGCCAAGGCAGTAAACGTAGCACTCCCTGTTTTAATTATTGAATATGTATAAGCATCTATACTGTTAGTATTGCCACCACTAGGTGCTGAACCACCTTGCCATTCTGGTGTAACACCACTACCATCTATTTGAAAAGTATTGTTATAGTATGCTGTACCACCATTGGTGACTAAAAATACGACAGTAATAACATCTCCTGTATCCATAATACTATCAAGACTTGTACTACCATCTCCTCTTACATTTACTGTAAAGTTGCCAGATGCGTTTGTTGTGTAATATAAAATTGATTGTGTTTTTACATCATAATTTATTGTGCCAGTTGCTGCAGTAGCTGATACTGTCGCAGTTTCTTGCACGTGTTTTGTAATTGTGGCTGAATCTATTGTCTTGTTTGTTAGAGTATCAGTTGTTGCTCTACCGACTAATGTGTCTGTAGCTGTTGGTAAAGTTACTGTACCTGTGTTTGAAATAGAAGATATAACAGGTGTTGTAAGTGTCTTGTTTGTAAGTGTTTGTGTGCCATCATTTAATGTTACATTTGAACTAAGTCTTGCATCAGCTAGTGTACCTGTTGTAATATCACTTGCACTTGTTGCAGTGGGTGCTACGGCTGCCCATGAAGAGCCGCCATACACTTTCATTTCATTCGATGAACTATTAAAATATAATGCACCTGTAACCAGAGCATCGCCATCATTATCTAGTGTTGGGTCAGAAGTTTTACTTCCTAAATATCTATCATCAAAGTTATCATAACTTGCTGCTGCATTTGTTTCACTAGTCGCTGCATTAGTAGCAGAAGTAGCGGCATTAGTAGCAGAAGTCGCTGCATTGGTTTCAGAAGTCCCAGCATTTGTCGCACTTGTAGCTGCAGCTGTCGCACTATTAGAGGCATTAGTTGCACTAGTTGCTGCTGCTGTCGCTGAGTTGGCAGCATTTGTTTCTGATGTTGCTGCTGCTGTAGCTGAATTACTTGCATTAGTTGCTGATGTTCCAGCATTAGTTTCACTTGTAGCAGCATTAGTTGCTGATGTTGATGCTTCTGATGCCTTAGTTGTAGCTGTCGTTGCACTACTTGCAGCAGAAGTCGCACTTGATGCTGCTGCAGTTGCACTAGATGCTGCATTTGTTGCGCTTGTACCTGCGTTTGTTTCTGATGTAGCTGCGTTGGTTTCTGAAGTTGAGGCATTTGAAGCAGATGTTGCAGCGTTTGTAGCTGAGGTTGCTGCTGCTGAGGCAGAACTAGCTGCGTTTGTAGCACTTGTTGCTGCACTTACAGCATCTATTAATAATTCAAAATGGTCTGTATCTGTTAAAGAATCTCCTACAACTGCATCTGCTACACAAATATATACATTATTAAGTTGTCCTGCTGTTGTAGATTTAATTATATCTCTTTGCACATAGGCCTCTGTTATAACAGTAGTATCTGTACCTTTATATGTGCCTAATTCTTGTGTTACTGATATCTCACCACTTGTATCAAAGGCAAGAATTTTACTTGCTCTATCACTTGCAGATGTGGTAAAGTCGGTAGAGGTCATAGTATTTGTTCTGGAAATTTTTATGCTTCTATCTATTTGTTCTTGAAGTTCTTGTGCTATTGATAGGTTTTTATCAAATGCACCTTCTACAGAATCTGCTGTAAACGGGTCGTTTTCTACTAAGTCAAGTGTTTGTGTTTGAGTTGTAGACCTTCTAATAACTACTGTTTCAGTAGCTGTAGGTATATTTCCTGCAGTAAATACTACATTACCCCCTGATGCTTCTCCTGCACCAGTTACTGTATAATGTGTCGTAAGTGTTTTAACAGTTTCTGTACCTGCTGCAGACCTTATAATAACTTCTAAATCTGCATCTGCAGATATTTTAAAAGCATACGCAAAGGTAGTTTGACTGCCATCTCCACTGTAACTATTTTTAATAATTGTTGTTGCTACTGCCATTGTTATTCTCCATTATTATATCACATTTATCTTAAACTTTCTGGTATAAACTCATATTCCTCTTCTTTAGGTTTTGTAGTTTCTTTATTAGTATTTAGTTCTTTTTCTGCCTTTTCACGTTCTTTTTCTTTACTATAGTCCATATTATATCCTTTATTAGATTCTATTATTCTTTCTAAAAAATACCTTCTTTTAGCTTTACTTTGGGCATTATAATATTTGTCTAAGAAATATGTGTAATTACCATTGTTATATAAACTATTTTTAATCATAATTCTAAAGTTTGTATTGTTTTTGTTTTGTAGTAAATATACATCTAATTCGTTAGCTTCCTCTTCTGTTAAATCATTTCCAGAATATAACTTATCTAACAATATTCTTTCATTTGCTCTATCTAAAGCTTTTGAATTATCATAATTTTTAATATCAGTTGATGCTTCTCTTTCTCCCATAACATTTCCTACTCTTAGAAATCTATTGATACCAGTCACTCTTCCAAAAATACTTTCTGTATATTTAGACACAGCACCTTCTGGTTTATCTTTTGTTTCGCCTATATCAGCTTTAAATGTTAACATTGTTGATGAAACATATTTGTTCCAAAAACTAGCAAGAGCTTGTTTGTAATATTCTTTATGAACTCTTCCTAAATCTAAAGGACCAACTATAGATGCAAAAGGTCTATACTCACTTATATTTGGTTGAAACGCATTTTCTGATTTCATTCCTTTTATAACATCAGGGTCAATCATGCCTATACCATTAAAAGGATTTTCTATTTGGTCTTGCAGAACTATACTAATTAAATCACCAACCATTTCATATGCACCAGATTCTGATGGTACATTTCTTGTTACAACGTTTTTAAAATCTGTTCCACTTTCTGATGTAAGCCAATCTGAGTCACCTCTTGTAATAGGGGTATCTCTTTTTACACCCACAGCATCTTGTAAAGGAGCTAAAATACTGTATCTTGCTTCTTTAATAACTGGAGAAATTAGATTTCTTAAAATTTCTGATTGAACAGAAACTGATGGTGATTTTCTAAAAGTAAAATATATAGGTCTATATGCATTAAATCCTAACGCTGCTGTTTCAGTTGTATTTACTTGCTCTTTTCCAATAGGTACAATCCAATAAAATATATCATCGTATTTTTTAACAGCTTTCATCATTTTTTCTACTTCTTCGCCCATAAAACCAAATAGTCCAAGCGCTCTTAGTAATTCAAATGTTGCTGCATATTTCCAAGTTGCTTGCCAAAAATTTCTTTTGTACCATTTTTGTCTAGGGTCTTCTTGCCTAGACCTTTTTTCACTTTTACCTACTGCATAAAAACCAGCTACTGTAGCTCTATAAAAAAGAAACGGTATTTCTAATAGAGGATTTCCTCCCTGTGTAAAATCAACAATTTGTCGTCTTACTAGTTGTGCTATTTGTCTTTGTGATTGATTTAACTTGCCTGCTTGTTTTTGATTTATTTTATAACGAGCCACCGCATTTCTAGTTACAAACTCTGTTGCTTTACCAATTTGACTTAAAACATTCCATGCTGCAGTAAACTGTTGTGCAGAACGAGTAACAGGGTCTTTGATAAAATCTACATAATCTTTAGGGTCTTTTGTTAAATCTTCTATATCTTTAACAACTTCTTTAGGTAATGCATCTGTATAAGTTTGTGCAAAATTACTTCTATCTTTTCTAGCAAGAACAACAGCAGATTGATACATCCATTTACTTATTGCATCTAAATTTTCTTGTTTAGCATAAAGATATCTAGATTGTTTTATTGATTCTACCATTGCAGTAACAAGACTATATCCAAAAGATACATCTCGTCCAAAAACAGTCATTAATCTTTTTTGGTCAGGTGGCAACCCATCTTTCCATTTTTTTATTGATAAATTTACTAATTTAACATCTGTATTTTGTAACACAGTTCCTACGTCCATCATTATGTTTGTCCACCAAAACGCAGGGTTTGCACCTGTATAACCTTGTTTTACTAAACTAACACTGCTTAACACAAATTTGGAAATTAATTTAAGTTCAATAGGGTCTAATGACATAAATTCATTTACCCAACGATATTCAGGTCTAGAATATCCTGCTCTATCTATTTCATTTGTTTCTACTGTTATTGTTCTTCTACCAATACGTATTTTACGTGATACTCTAGGTAGCATTGGCGCTCCTTCTAATACATAACCTTTTTTTTCCATTTCTTTTCTATTTTTTATTTCTGCTCTTGGATTAAAGTCTTCATAGCTAATTCTAATTTCTGGCCTTACAATTCCAAATTGTTTCTTTGAATAAAAACCTATAGGCACTCTTTTTCTTTTAGGAGCTTTTTTATATTTTTCGTAAAACTCAGCTAGTTCTTCATTTTTTTCTGCAACTAATTCAACATATTCTTCCTTAGTTAATTCCTCTCTTGTTATTACATCAACTATTTTGCGAACATCTCCACTGCCTTTACCAGAATAAATTGCATACCTACTCATTCCAGATACTACAAATCTTTTAGTTTGCTCTACTACTTTTCCTTTATATTCTACTGGCACTGCTGATGGTCGAGCTAATTTTTCTTTAAATAATTTTTTAGAAAATTTTCGTACAAACTCTATGTGTTCACGTGTGTTTTTAGGATTGTGTTCATTATATTCTTTTAATTCTTCTTTTGTAAGACCACTAGTATCAAAAGGTATAGTCATGCTATGCCATGAATCATAATATTGAAACACATCTGCATATTGTATAAAAAATCCTGCTGTGTTATCTAATGCTTTCCACATATCTATATCTTCTTTGTAATTTATAGAAGATGTAGGAATACGTTCTGACATATATTCTCCATCAATAGGTTTTCCTATCATTGAAAGAAGTGCTTGATTACGTTTTTCTCTTGCACCAATAACAGATAATTTTTGTACTGTTGCAAAAACAGGGTCTAAAGGTGTATTAAAAAAACCTTCGTGAAAAGCTGTGTCAAGTTTACTACCACCAAAACTTCCAGTATAATCATGACCAGCTATTGCATCATATATTTTATCTACTGGTTTTAATGTAGCATAAAATTTTATAGGTGCTTTTTCTATAAACATATCATATTGTTCTCTAGTTATAGATTCAGTTGCACCATGACTAAAAGCATTTCTCATAAATTCACGATTTTGTGTATAAAAAACTTCCGCAATCTTATTTAATTCTGGATAGTTTTCATCAAAATGTGTTTTCAAATCTTCTATAGTTCTAAATTGATTTATATATTTTTCTAAACCTTTTAAAACATTTAATTTTTCTTTAGCTTGTTGTAATTCATATTCTGCATCTTCTTTATTTTCGAGAGCTTCTACTTGTTCTTGAGCTTTTTCTAAGTTTACAAAATATTCATCTTCTGATATTAACTTATAAGGAGATTCAATATCTTTTTCTCCAGTTTTTTTAAGAGAGTGTAATCTGTTAGCTATTATAAGGACAGAAAAATAATCATAGGGTTTACCTTTTTCTGCAAGATATTCTTTTGCAGGATTAACTACATTGTTTAACGTGTCCATTTGATATGCTTCGGCAGTTGACCCAAACATTTTGTAATCATCTATTTTAGCCTGTACTCTTTCTGCTTCACTAAGTCCTACATAACGACCAGTAGGTTTTCCTGTTGGTGAAAGTTCAGTATTTTTCCAACTTGCTATACCATTTGTTAAAGATGGTCTATAACTATCTGTTCTTGCATTTATGTAAGCTTCTTTTGATACAAAAATTTGTTTTGCTAAATCTATAAAATTGTTGCTTAATGGGTCTAATATTAATGATTTTGTTCTTTTGCTAAGTCTTGATATAGCATTGTCAGATTCTTTTTTAATATCGTCAGCCATAAATTTAATAGCAGCATCTGCTCTAGCATTAGTTCCTGCATTTAATTGATTTAATATTTCTGTATAAATCTTTTTAAAAGCTGGTCGTTCGTCCATAAAATTATGGAATAATTCTAGAGCATTAGGCGCTCTATCTTTAACAAGTTCTGGATGTGCTAAAAGTGCGCTCATAAAGTCAGCATACATTTCTGCACTATTACGTCTATATGATAACTCTTCAGCGTCAAACGCATTTAAATATTTTTCATAATTAGTTAGATTTGCTGTTGTCTCTGCTCCTGGTGCTGCTGCAATCTTTTTTTTGACTTTCTCTATTTCTTTTGCAATTTCTTTTTCATTCATTTTAATTATTTTCATAAAAGATTCTTTAGTTACTTTTACATATCCCATTTTCGAACGAGTAATGTTTGTAAACATAGTAACAGGTCTTATAATTAAACTTATATCTGCAATTTCATTTGTAATTTGTTCTAATGTAACCATTCCTCTGCGATTCATTTCTCTTTGCACAGCTTCTGCAAATCTTTTTTTAGCTTGTGCTGCAAAATCAGGTTTTGTTATTTCTACATCATTTATTAAATCAACTATTACTTTTAAATCATCATGTATAATGCCTTTCATTGCTTGTTTAATAATTTCTTTTTTTAATGCTTCATCAGCTCTTGCTATTTTGTCATATAATTCAGGTGGTAAAAAATCTCTTGCATTAGTTTTATTCCAAACAGATAAAATGTCTTTTGGTGTAATTTGAAGACCCATAGCATCAATTTCTTTTTGCCATTCTTTTTCAGCTATTTTTGCATCTGCTAGTGCTTCTTCATATAATGCATCTAAAATTGTTTTATCTAATACTCCTTTTATTTCTCCAGTTTTTTTGTTAATAGCATTATATATAAAACCTTTTGCTTTTGTTAAATTACCAATAATATTTCCTGTACCAAAAAGTTTGTATAAAGCATCAGCATCCATTCTTTCTATTGCTTTAAATCCTTCTTCCCATTTAGCTGCTCTATTTCTAAATTCTTCTACTGTAAAATCAAACGGCAAATCAATAGCTTTTGCTCCTCCGAAAGTTGTTTCAACTCCATAAGCTTTGATAAACTCCCCCCAACTTTCGTACCCATAACTACTTGGTGTAAAACCATCTGCATTTCCTTGTTCCATGTGACCTATTTCGTGAAAAGCTGTAATAGCTTGACTTATAGTGTAAGCAAAACCAGGCAATTGTTTTCCAATAAATCCACCTATCTTTTCAGTTGACTCTCCAGTGCCAAATTTTAAAGCACTTACATGTTTTATAGGACTTATGTTTACAGTGTTATCAGTAGGGTCATAATGACCATAAGACCCAGTTGGTATGTTTTGTATTTTTTTACCAGTAACAGCTAAAACTATCATAGATGCATCTATATAGTCTAACCCTGTTTTTTGATTATATATAGAATTTACTGTTTTTTCATCAAATACTGATTCAATTAAAACATGAGGTTCATGTGGTGTTCCACCATTTTTTAAACCTGTATCTTTAATAATTATAGCTTCATCATCTCTTTTATATTCTTTTTTAGCTTTTTCTATTAATTGTGCATAACGTGCTACATTTAAAGGTTTTACACTAGCTAGAACCTTACCATCTTTGTCTATAAAAATTAAACGACCAATTTCTTGCACATCTGTACTATACATAAACTCTCTTACATCATTTAAATCCATTCCTCTTTTAGGATGAAATACCATAGATGGTTTGTCATACTCCTCATCACCTTTTAAATTTTTAGGATTTGACAATATTTTGTATAATTTTGACGGCAATCCAACATACATATCTGCTGTTTTAAAAATAGCAATTGAACCTGTGTCAACATTTAAATTTAATTCTTGAAACTGATTTTTTTTTGAATTAAAAATATTTGATATTACCTGGTTGTGTTGGTCAATAGTTGTTTCAAAGCTTGTACCAAATACTTTTGTTTTATCGTATTCAGTATCTTGTTTCCAATATTTTAAATTTTTTTCAACATCAGGTACAGGCATAATTCCTGATTCTGCAATATACTCATTAAATTCTGGATAATCTTTTGCTAGCAATAAAACTGTGTCAGTCGTAGTTCCATAATGTCTTACTACTTCTTCTAATGCATTTTTTACAAACGATAAAGAATAATTTCGTTGTAAATTAGGTCTTTCATTATTAAATGACAATTTTTCTGTGTCTGTTTGATTTATCTTATATTCACGTGGTTCAGATTCTAGTATGTTTTCATACTTTTGTTTTTCTTCATTATATCTAAGATTTGAATCTACATTATCTTTCAAAACATTTTCTGCTAATTCAATATTTTTTGCACCAGAAGGACTTTCAGTTTCTAACAAGATTGTTCCGTTTTGTTCTTTTTCGTTTACAACTTTACTATTGCCTGTAATTTCTTCATTAATTTTAAATTTTTTAGGAATTATTACATTTACACCTTTCTTAAGTTTCATGTATAAATCAAAAGTATTTTCACCAGCAACAGTAGCTGGGTCTTTATATCCAGTTTTTAAGAAATCATTTGCAAGTGTTCCTTCTTTAAAATGGTCATCTCTTATTTTATTTGTTTCAAACATTGATTTAAAATTACGAAATGCATATTTAGAAAGACCTACAGCACCAACAAATGCACTTGCAGAAAGATAATTGTCTTGAAAATTAAATTCACCTGTATGGTAATAATCTAAAACAGACATACCTGTTCCTAATCCAAATATAGAACCTGCAGCTTCTGTTTTTCCTAAAGCTCCACCCCACATTAAAAAATTATTTTTGTTGTAATTTTTTGCTATTTGATTTGCTAACAATTGACTATTGGCTCGTCTAAACATTATTGCACTACCTGCAGTTACTGAACCTAAAACTGCTGAATCCATATATACTTGCAATGCTTCATTAGACCACAAATAATCATTTAATTGTTCTAAGTTGTTTATTTTTTGACCATCTCTAAGAGCAGCAAGTATTGGTTGGTGCATAAGTTCTGGTCCTACAAAACTACCAGCTCCACCTATAATTGATTGAATTAAAGGCATTTTTGTAAAACTTGTGCCTGCAGCAAAAAGTCTGCCGAATCCAGAATATGTTGGATAATTAAGTCCGAAAGTAACAAGTTCATGCATAAAAGAATTAAAACCATTGCTACGACTTTGATGAATTGAATCAGCAACAGCAATTCTATTCATTGCTTCATCTTTACTCATATAGCCAAAATGAAATCTTGCATAATCTATGCCTCTTCCAATGTAACTATGATTTAAACTACCATTTCCTAAGATAGCATTATAACCTTGGCCACCAAAAAAGTTTTTAACTCTATCTGCATAAGGCTCTAAAAAAGTATTTTGTACTGAATAATCAGTATCACTAAAATATGGTAAATCAAAACCAACAGGTACTACGTTATCGTTTTGTTCTAATAGTTTTGCAAATTCTTCAACTTTTTGTTTATTGTCATTTACATAAATTCTGTAATAATCTAACATGACTTCTTTGTTACCTTTAGCTATTCCTAATCTCATTTTGGCAGGCACACTATTATATATTGCTGTTTGCAATTCTATTTCTTGAGCTGGACTTAATCTTGTTGGATTATTGTGTTTTAATGCATCTAACACCCAAAATGGAACAGGGTCATTATCTCTATCATATTGTCTTTGCAACAAAGTTAATGCACCACGAAAACTATTAGGTGCAGTAATTTCATTTTTTGTATCATATCCGAAAGCTCCACCTCTATTTTTATCTGCATCATATTTCATAGTAGTGTTGCTTTCATTAGAAGCTATACGGCTAAGTAGATAGTGCAAATTATCTTTGTTTTCTTGTGTAAAATCAGGGTATCGTGAAAACAAATAATCATAAACAGGTTTACCTATATCATAATCATATAAGCCAATATTATTTGTTCCTAAATAATCTGCTATATTTGTGCCGTCAGGATTTATTAAATTTTGTTGTAACAAATCTGGGGTTTTAAAGGGTTTTTGTTTTTGTAAATTTAGCAAACCATCTGTAGCTAATTTAGTAAAATTCTTATCATTTGTATAAAGCTTTTCGTAATAATTATTAAATGATTTTGCTTTTTCGTCTATTAATTGTGACAATATTTCAGGATTGTTTTTGCTATTTTCGTATTCATTTTTTGTAAGATTAAATTTATTATCAAAAGCAAACATTAAAGAAGGTATAAGTTCTTTATCTCTAGGATAAACACCATCATAAACATTTATATCATGTTCACTAAATCCTTGTTTTTTTAAAAGAGTATTACGGTTTCCTATAATACTATCTACTGTTTTTACATCGTAACCAGCTTGCATCAATTCTGTTCTTGTAGGTATAGTGTTATTCAACGCCATATTTTTCTTTATCCTGTTCACTCATTTTATTTTTGTGTATATTTATAGCTTCTTTTTTTACGTCTGTAACTCTATCACTTTTATCTTCTTCTTGTTTTTGTATTGGTTTTTGACCAGGTACTTTATAAATTTCTGTTGCAACAGCTTTAACATTTGCATCATCAAAACCTAAAGCTTGACCTAATTTTGTAAATTCTTTAGGAGTTAAATTTAATCTTGCATTTTTAGCCAATTTGTATAAGTCTTGTCTTTTACTATATTCAACAATAGATTCATATACAGGATATTCTACAATTGTTCCATCAGGTTGTGTTTGCTGACTAGTTCCTATTGTCCTTCTTTCTCTCCATTGGTTATCAAACTCAGTATTTGCAATATCAAGTTTTTTAGAAAAATAATATCCAAGAGCTTGCGCATCTGAAAGATATGCAGGATTTCCATTTACTACTACTAAGTTTTGATTTTGTGTTAGTTCGTTTTTAATATCTTGGACAATGTTAGCTCTGCTTTTAGCATTGTCAACTCCTTTAGTATATGCATCACTTTTAACAAAATTTACAATATCTTTTACTAAATTTCCTGTGCTTTCACCACCTACGTTTAATTTGTTAGAAAGAATTTCATCCATAGTAAATCCTTGTTTCATTCCTGCTTCTATTGTTTCTAAATAAATTTGTATAGCATCTCCTGCTTTTTGATTATATTTAGAACTCATAGATTCTTTCATGCTTTCTAATGCAATTAGTCTAGATTGGCCTTGCATTTTTGAAGTAGTTATTACATCAATCATTTCTTGTGAACCATTTAATTCAGTTAATAAAATTTTTAAATTGTTTTTAAGAACAACATCGTTTATCGTTTTATCTAAAAGTTCTTTTTTGCTTTTACCAGCAGAAATTATTTCTGTTGCATGTGCTTTTGTAAGCATATCCATATCTACATAATCTAAAACTTTATCGTGAAAATAATCATCGTATAAACCTTGATTTGCAGAATCTAACAATAATCTATAAAGTTTTATTGACCTTTCAGTTTCTGCAACTTCATTTTTAACAAGCTTATCATATTTAGCTCTCTCTTCTAAAGGCAAGTCATTCATTGCATCATCAATTTCTTGACTAATTCTTTTCATATCGTCATATGATTCTGCTTTGTCGTATTGGTCTATCAAATCAGGAATAATTTTTTTTGCCTGATTTACTTTAAATTTTCCTTGTTTTTCAGTAGCTTTATTGTAAGCATCTAATTCTTCTGTGATATCGTCTATCATATTTTTAACAACAGGATTGTCTGGTGATAATTTTTCTTTTGTATCTAATGTTGTTATACCATTAGTTTCTAATTCTTCTATCATTTTTAACAAACTTATTCCTTCATCCATTCTATCGTTGATAAGAGATTCAGAAACATTTTCTAGCTTTAATTCTTCTCGCATTTTTGTTTTTATGTTTAAACTTAATAATGCTTTATTAGCTTCATATCTATTATTTTCTAGCAATTTATCAAATTCTTCTGCTGACAAACTGTTTTTCATAGCATTTAAATCAATAATAAAACTTTGAAAGTCAGCATTAATACCACCTGCTGTTGATTTTTCATTATATCTTTTTCTATAACTAGGTACAGTTTCATTTATAAATAAATCTTTATTTTTTGTTTGTTGCAATGATGATGTAATATCTCTTATTTCATCATATACTAAACGTGATTCCCACATTAATTCACCTTGCACTTCTGCCATTGTTTGTGAGTGATATTTTTTTGTAGAATCTTTTAAAAACTTATTTACTCTTTTTTCATATATTCCTTGATATTCATTTGGATTTAAAGTTCCTAAAGTTTTAGCTTTTAAATCCTCTTTATATTGGTCATTTAAATTATAAAATTCTGTTTTTGCTTGTAATTTTTCACCATCTATTCTAACTCTATTTTGCTTGCTAAGTTTTATATTATATTGTTGTCCTAAGACATCAGCTATTTTTTGACCAAGTTGTCCTATGCCTGCAGTAAATGCTCCAGGGTCACCTGATTGTATACCTATACCACTTTGTATTGGTAAGTATTGTTTCTGTAATTTAGGTACTTTCATTTAATCTAATAATCCTTTTTCTGCTAAATCTTTTTGTTGTCTAAATTGCTGGTAAGACATAATTGAATTTGTTACATTCATTGCTCCACCATAAATCGCATTTTGTTGTGCTGTAAATTTTTGAAGGCCTACTCCTGCATTTGCAAACACTGCTCTTTTAGTTATTGCTGCTATGTTTTCACGTAAAATTTTAGAGTTTTCATTTTCAATGTAGAGTTCTGAGCCAGTTCCTGTTACACCTCTAACTCCTAGACTTGCTTGTCTTCTTTGTGATAATGCTAATGCACTTGCTATCTGTGCTTGTTTTTCTAGTTCTGCATTGTATTGGTTTTGTTTTTCTATAAATCTAGCATTTGTCTTTGCTGTATTATAGCTTTGATACATTCCTAGTAATGAAAAGCCTGCAGATACACCTGTGGCTATGAGCATCGCTGTTGCTGGGTCTATGATAACACCTCCATACTAATCACTAGTTACTAATGTGCCTGTTATACTTAATACAGTTAAAGGCAAGGGTTGAGTTTGTTGTATTGTTATTTGTCCTTCTCTATCCCATCCAAGATTAGTAACTCTTTTATCTCCTGTAAATGCTGGTATTGGCTCACCCATTTCATCTGCTGATGTTCTAAAAGGTAATTGGTCGCCATTAATTGTTACACCAACACTATTTAATAATCGCACGCTAACTTCATTATACCTTTTTTTTCGGCCTTGTGCAGTACCTGCTTGTGAACCAGCCTCTGGTTTCATTGTTTTTATTGTAGAAGTAAATCCTAAACCTATCTCTATAGTTTTAGAACCAAAGCTGCTAGGCAAACTTACAGTGATTGCTCCATTGGTTACAGTCTGTGTAGGATAAACTGCATCATCTATAAGTATTTGCACTGTTTCACCTTCTAGATGGTCTAGTCCTGTTACACTTGTAGACGAACCTGTAACTGTTCCTGACAAAGCAGAATCTTGATTTAGTGTACTGTCTAAATATTCTACATATTGTTTTGTAGCACTGTTTATTGTACGACTTACTATTAAATATGTTTCTTGCTCGTCTGCTTCTGCAATAGTAGAAACTGATTTAACTGCTGCACTTGTACCACCTAAAGTGTGTTTGTGCCATGCAACAATGTCTTGTGTTCTTAAATATGTCATACCAAGTAAAACACCATCGTTTCTAACTGCCCAATAAATAGAATCAGGTTCTTGTGCATAGTCTACATCTACGATGCCACCTTCTGTTATATGTTCTGAAAGCAGTGTTAAATCTGGTGCTACATATGCATCGTCACCAAAATTATATCCTAATTCTCTAAGCTTACGTTTTTGTCTTTGCACAAACAACACAGTGTTTCCGATTTGCACAGGTTGTGTTGTATGTGTTCCATATGTTGTTTGTTGTGTGATATTTACATTTCCAGGTTTTAAAGGTTCACCTGTTGGTCTACCTACAATAAATTCACCACCAGCAGTTCCTATAATTAAATCACGTGCTGGTGCTAAAAACCTTATTACATTGACTTTGTTCGCTGCAATTGTATAAACAAATGCTTTTGCATCAGAACTATCACCTACATCAAAATTGTCAAAAAAACCAGATTCAGATGCAAATATAGTTTGTGGAAATGATGTTGTTCCACCATAAATTAATCGTTGTTCAAAAAAAGTAACAGCTTTTGGAAATCCTGTTGTATCTGAAAAAGTTCCTAGTTGCCAATCTGCTGATGCTGTTGCTGAACCCATATCTACAAGTATTTCTATAGTAATATTTAATGTATCTGTAACAGCTGTTATTACACCATGACCATCTACAAATCTAAGTAATCTACCAACATCAGTTGATTGAAAACCATCTCCATCATTAATACCAGTTGTAGCTGATGCAACGACTGCAACTCCTGTGCCAACTGTATGTGATGCTGGGTTCAATGTTGTTGTTGTAGTATTGGTATCTAAGTATGGTCCTTTTTCAAAAACTACATCTGCAAGTGTCCAAGATGTATGTCCTGTTCTTGATAACTTTTCTGGCTCATGTGAAGGATGTACTATATACATAACATCTGCTGATTGTGCAAACTGTAAATCAAATACTTGTGCTGATGTATATGGTGTTGCAATTTCGTAAACCTTTGCTGCAGTACCACCTGATGTATATGTAGTATAGTTAGTAGAATCTACACCTG